GTATGTAACCGATCTAACTTTAAAAGGTTAGAGTCCTTCTTTAACTCATTTGATCCTGACACATATATCGGTAAGCAAATAGTATTGGGCACTGAGAAGGTAAAGAGTCCACAGGGAATGGTAGATGCACTAAGGTTTAGCACAAGACCATTACCAAAAAAATCATTACCTGCGTTACCTGACAACAAGCTACAGGTAGCTATTGACTCTATAAAGTCTGGCAAGACTACATTGGAGAAGATATCAAAGCAGTATGAGTTAACTAATGAACAAACTAAAACACTTAGCAATGTTGAAGCTTAGAGCATCGTCATCATATCCGTTATTCATTGGGGAGACAGGACTAACGGACAAGCAAAATCAAACTTTAAATGGTTTGTTAGCAAAGATAAAGTTAACTGAGAAGCAAGCTCTTACTAGAGACGAGTTGATTGTGAAGAGAGATGCGCCATACGAATTATCGGCAGGTGCAAAGACTTTGGTAGAGAAGGCTGTTGAGCAATATATTTGGGGATATTCCCCATCATTTTATTCTAAAGAAACCACAAAGGGTAATATAGTTGAGGATGAATCAATTTTATTATATAATAGGTTAAACTTCACGAACTACAGAAAGTTAAATGAGATAGACGATTTTTATGCATTATCTTGGAGTTGTTTAAGTGGACATCCAGATATCGTGGATATAGACAACAAAAAGGTAGTTGACATAAAATCACCATGGTCAAAGGACACATTCCCAAAGACTGTTGAGAAGGGGAAGTCCAGCCAATATGAGTGGCAGGTCAAACAGTATTTATATATGTTGACCAAACTAACTGACAGCCACTGGCAACATGGTGAGATAGCGTACATGCTGGTGAATACTCCTGAGGATTTATTAACTGATCTTGACGATGACAAGTTACACTACATGGAAGATTTACCAGACATGTTACGCCAGACTATTGTACCTGTAGAGTTAACTTACGGAGACATTCGAAAGATTGACGAGCGATTAAATGTAGCTATTGAGTATTCAAAAATATATGCAGATCAATGGAAATTACAGGAGACCACTTAATAGAAAGGGGATTTGTCCTGTCTAAAGGATATGAGTTTGTGTACGAGCTTGAGTACATGAGAGGCACTAGATTAGTTATTGTATTGTCTGGTGCTGGCTTAGTACTCGTTGAAGATGATGGCAACAGGGTTGTATCAAATCAAAGCGTTATTCTAACTAGCGTTACGAAAGTAGAAGAGTTAGACATGTTACTGGAATTATTAACTAAAAATAAAAGCTAAATGGCAAGTTTTAAATTAGAGGGAGTTGTCCACCGCATAGGACAGACACAAAATGTAAGTGATAAATTCATGAAGAGAGAGCTTATAATTGTAGATGAATCAGAGGCAAATTATCCTCAGACGATATGTATTGAGTTCACTCAAGACAAGACCACATTGTTAGACAATATAATGGAAGGTCAGACTGTTGAGGTATCATTTAACTTAAGGGGTCGTGAATGGACTAATCCAAGTGGAGAAACTAAGGTATTTAATTCTTTAAACGGATGGAGAATTGATCTAGTTGAAGGAGTTCAAGAACAAAAAAAGAAAGCTGTAGTAGAAGATGATGACAGCGCATTACCATTTTAACTTATGCTAGTTTCATAGTGTGTCAGTTAGAGTTCTGATGGTTAGCCTCTACATTGGGTAAAAACTTTAGGCAGATAGAATGTAGCTAGTCTGCCTTTTTAACCTTTAAAGTAAAACATTATGATTGACAAGTGGAAAACAATACTATCTCTTGATGATTGGATTATTACTACCGAAAGGATTGATCCTGGGCAGGTGATGTATGATACAGACTGCCCATCTGAGGACAGATATTACGTAGGTATATGTTCAGTCATAAAGAGTAAGATGGCTGTTTTGTACCACGATAGAGACCTTACAGAGAGAGATGTAATACACGAACTTTTACATGTTAAGTATCCTGATTGGACAGAAGATCAAGTCAATCAAGTTGAAGAATTGTTGTATAAATTAAAATAAAATGAAGTACTTAATTATTTTATCTCTGATTGTTGCATCGTGCACAAAGCAAGAGAAACAAAATGATGTTTGTAATTGCTATGAATATCATGAAAAATTTGACGTAATTTATGAAACAGGAGCATGGGGGCAAATAGATTGGAGATTCCATTACGAAACTACTCCAGGTTTAGACATATGTGAAAAAGATAATGGCGAATGGATTTATTATGGGAATCAAGGTCAGTATAGATATAGAACAATCTGTAATTAATTAGTTATGTTAGAATATGGCATATATAGAAAGTAATTTTTACCCAATCAAAGTATTCGTAAGAAACGAATACATGTATCAAAACAAGCAAGGTCATGGGCATTTTACCCCTGGAATTATCATGTCTGTCAGGTGTATGCCTGGTCAGGCTGCATTGTTTCAAGTGTTACTTGAGAATGGTGTTCTCAGAGATAAGCTACCTAGTCATGCTTTACTAACAGAGCCTGAGCTACCAGATCCAGACCTTCCGTTCCACTATCTACAGATATGGAATTGTTTCTCGTATAACTTCACCGTGTTGCAGCTTAGTTATTTATACGACACGCCAGTAGAGGTATATATGAAAGACAGGAAGTTTCATTCAGGAGTATACTGCGCTACTATCAATTGGGGTGCTAATGATCACAACATGGATATCACTTTAGCTGAAGATCCATTAGAGCATAAGAGTCATCATATAATACTCCTTGACAACGGTCAGATAGCATTACAGCCAAACAACAGGATTAAATGGTCTGAGCCTTCATTTGTAACAAAACCATTTCCAGAGAAGCCTGACTATTTAGTAAACAAGGACTTCTATAATTGTGAGGGATATGAGAAGTGGCATACTGAAGATTCAGAAAGAATGTTTTACGATAATGAATAATTAAATGGATTTTATGAAGATGATATGTTTTTTAGCCATGGCTATATTCATGATGTATATACTTCAATACTTTTTTGATGACGATTGACAAATACATATGGTACAACTATATTTTTGAAGATAATACGTACCAAATAACAATAGCTAAAAATGAGAATGAAGCTATAAACAAGTTAAAAAATTTCAATAAAACATGTATTAAGATTTACGAGTCTTATTACCCTAATAAAATAATTTATGAAAGAGACAGTAGAATATCTGATAAAGAGGGACAACCTCAAACAGCCGAACAGGAAAAGAGAACTAGTACACAAGAGAGCATACCTGTACAACAAATTAAGAGAGAGTGGGATGACTCTTCAGGAGATCGGTGATATCTTTGAGAGAAACAAATCATCTGTATGCAGGTGGATTGAAAAGTACAATGAATTAATTAAATCAGAAAACAAAATCTTATTAAATGACGTAAATGAATATGATAACCTATTTCAAGTCAGTAATTGACACATCGAAACCGTACTATGTAGATGTATCAACAGCACTTACTAGGATAAAGGAAGGGAAGTCTATGGATAAGATTATATCCATAAGAAAGGAGGAAGATAAGAAGGAAAGGAATATAAAGAAGAAAGATCTACCATCCATTTGTTTTTCAGGTAAGTTTACAGAACGATCTGACAACGCATGTGTAGAGCACAGTGGGTTGATATGCATAGACTTTGATGGGTTTAAAAGCAAAGAAGATTTATATGAGTTCAGGAACTTTATTGAGACTGACGAGTATACCTACGCATGTTTTTTATCACCATCAGGAGATGGCATCAAGGTGTTAATAAGAATACCTAAAGATGCTAGTAACCACAAGAAATACTTTAACGCACTAAAAGATTATTATAACAGGCCAGAGTTTGACCAGACCTGTAGAAACATATCAAGAGTATGTTATGAGTCCTATGATCCAGACGTATATGTAAACGAGCTATCAGACACATGGGATCAGATGAAGAGTGACTATGTACCTCCTAAAAAGAACACAGTTATTGTAGCCATAGATAATGAGGATAGAATAATCAAGAACTTAAAGACTTGGTGGGAGAAGGATTACGGAATGGTTGAGGGATCTAGGAACAACAACATGTATATACTTGCATGTGCCTTTAACGAATATGGTGTAGGTAAGAATGTCGCAGAGTCAGTTCTCAACAACTATGATGTTACTGGTGAAATGGCATCTGAGATACCTGTCATAATAGGTAGTGCATACAAGAACACCGCATTGTTTGGTACTAAAAAGTTTGATGACTCTCTCGTTCAGAACAGTATAAAGAACGACTTGAAGAGGGGTGTTCCAAAAGAAGATGTAAAAATTAAGTATAGTGTAGATGATCTTCCAGATGTTAGAGACGATGATTTTTGGACCAAAAGTAGTAAGGGAAAGATAGACCTAGTACCTCATCTATTTAAGAAGTATCTGGAGAACAATGGGTTCTATAAATACTTTCCTCCAGGATCAAACAACTATGTGTTTGTAAGGATCATTGATAACACTATTCGAGATGTCAATGAAGAGATGATAAAGGACTATGTTCTTGACTATCTATTGGAGAGGGGAGATATGTCTGTATATAACTTCTTTGCTATCAATACAAAGTTCTTTCAAGATACATTTTTAAACTATGTATCTAAGCTGAATGCTAAGTTTATTGGAGACAATCAAGAGGAGGCATATCTATACTTCAATAATTGTGCTGTAAAGGTAACAAAGGATAGTATAGAAGCAATAGACTACAGAGATTTAGATGGACACATATGGGAGAAGCAAAAGATAGATAGGAACTTTGTGGTAAGAAGCCATGATGGTTCTGAGTTTTCTACATTTATTGACAACATATCTGGCAACAATCCTGACAGGAGAAAGTCTGTAGAGTCTACCATTGGATATATGATGCACTCTTACAAGCCTGCAAGCTATTGTCCAGCAGTCATATTAAATGATGAAGTTATAAGTGACAATCCTGAGGGCGGTACTGGTAAGGGTATCTTTGTAAAGTCTTTGAGCCACATGAAAAAAATGGTGATAATAGATGGCAAAGGCTTTTCTTTTCAGAAGTCTTTTGCATACCAAAGGGTACAGGTAGACACACAGCTACTTGTATTTGATGATGTTGCTAGGAACTTTGACTTTGAAAGATTGTTTAGTGTAATCACTGAGGGTATTACTTTGGAGAAGAAGAATAAAGATGAAATACACATCCCATTTGAAAATTCGCCAAAGATTATCATTACCACAAATTATGCCATAAGAGGAGCTGGAAATAGTTTTGAGAGAAGGAAGTGGGACTTAGAGTTCAAGCAACACTACAGTAAAAACTTTACTCCAGAGAGTGAGTTCGGACATATGTTGTTTAGCGATTGGTCTGAAGGTGAGTGGTCTATGTTTGACAACTACATGATAGCCAACCTTCAGTTCTATCTGAACAAGGGATTGGTTAAGAGTGAGTTTAAAAACTTAAAGACTAGGAAGTTTATTGCTGAGACTAGTGCTGACTTTTGGGAGTGGGGTACTGCCTTTGATAATATATATATAAAAACAGGGTCACTACATATAGGCAGTGAAATGTATAAGTCTTTTACTGATGACTATCCTGACTACGGAAACTACGGTAGATATAAAATATCACACATCAAGTTTTATAGATGGCTTGATGCGTTAGGTAATTTTTTATATAACTGTAAGCCTAGAGTAAGCAGGAGTGCTATAGGTAAGACTGTTGAGTTCTTTGAGAAAAAAGATCCTGGTGACGAATTAAAATTCTAATTAAATGGAACTAAGAGAGTATCAAAAAGAGATAGCCAGTATAGCTACTAGCATCCTCTCAGAAAGGAGGATAGTATATCTCACAATGGAGGTTAGGACAGGAAAGACTCTTACGTCACTAGAGATCGCCAAGCTGTATGGTGCTAAGAATGTTGTTTTCTTAACAAAGAAGAAGGCTATAGATAGTATATTAAATGACTGGAATACTTTTGGTTATAACCACAAGTTTAATCTTGAAGTTATTAATGACGAGTCTATGCATAAAATACAAGATGTCGAATGTGACCTTGTAATACATGACGAGCACCATAGGTTTGGAGGGTTTCCAAAACCTGGTTTATACACTAAGATGTTTAAGAAAATGTTCAGCACAAAGCCTATGGTATTTTTATCTGGAACTCCTACACCTGAATCATTCAGTCAGATCTTTCATCAGTTCTGGGTGTCTGACTATAGTCCTTTCGCTAGGTATAAAAACTTTTATCAGTGGGCTAATGACTATGTACATAAGTATCAAAGAAAGATAAATGGAATGATGGTTAATGATTACTCTAGTGGTAATGAGACTAAAATAATGAAAGACGTATCTAGGTACATGATAAAGTTTACTCAAAAAGATGCAGGGTTTACAACAAGTATTGATGAAGAAGTATTAACAGTAGATATGTCAAATGTAACTAAGACCCTATGTAAAAAACTTGAGAGTGATCTTGTTGTTGAGGGAAAAGAAAAAGTAATACTTGCAGATACACCAGCCAAACTAATGCAAAAGCTACACCAGTTATGGTCTGGCACTGTGAAGTTTGAAGATGGGTCAAGCATGATTATTGATAAGACAAAAGCAGAGTTTGTCAAAGAGAGGTTCAAGGGTAAAAAGATAGGCATATT